AAAATTATGTATCTGGAAACTTTGGGATTGGGGTAACGCCAACTCAAAAACTTCATGTGAGTGGTAATATTCTCGCCACGGGTAGTGTTACGGCGACGAGTCTCAGTGTCAACGCCAATACAGATAACACCGGTATAATTGGTAGAGCTAAGGTGGGTAGTGTGGGACACGCGGATTATGCCGCTTTTGCACACTATGATCATGGGACAACTTCAAATTATGCACTACTTCAGGGTCCTGCGGGGCAGACTTACATAAACTCGGCAAATGGTCAGACAATATATTTTAGAGAAAACAATACGGATAAAATGTTCCTCACAGGTGGAAACTTGGGAATCGGTGTAACACCAAGCACCTACAAATTGAACGTTGCGGGTGATATAAACTTTACGGGTACACTTTATCAAAACGGGACAGCTTTCTCGGGGGGTGGGGGTTCTTCTGTCTGGAGTACAACTGGAAGTGATATTTACTATACTGCTGGCAACGTCGGGATTGGATTAACTAACCCGGGTGTTAAATTAGACATAGTTAAACCATCTGGTTATACCCCGAGAATACGAATTGGTTCGAGTAGTACGTTTGCAGACGATGAGTTATTTGCAATAAGTTTTGGTGCTACTAGCACATCTATCGGTGTTCATGGTTCCACAAAAGGTGTATTTGGAAAACAAGGTTTAGCCATACATACAGCAAATACCCAAGAATTTGGTATAAAAACCGATGGTTGGACTAACTTATTTGCTATCGATTGCTCTTCAAAGAAGGCCTATTTTGCAGGCAACGTCGGGATTGGGACGACAAGTCCAAGTACAAAACTGGACGTCGTGGGTAATATAAATGTATCTGGTACAGTTTCAATTGGTAATTTACCAACTTGGCGTGTAAGTTTTAATGCTGGTAATAATGGAAACCTTACAAGTGGTAACGTAGTTTGGAATCGTAAGGAAATAGATAATAAAAATGGGTATAGTACAAGTACTGGATTGTATACAGTACAAGAAGCCGGAACTTACTACGTTTATTGTCATATGTATTCGCAAGTAAATGACCCAGATTGTGAACTTGGTTTGATTATAAATGGTTCTACAGACATAAGTAGAATTGGGTCAGCGTATTGCCGTTCTGGTACGTACGATACATATGTACCATTGGTTTTAATGTCTACACTGTATTTAGCAGTAAATGATACAATCGGTGTCAATATAAGAATTGGGGGTGTCCATTATAATAGTACTGCTATATCCTATTTTGGTGGGCACAGAATAAGTTAATTTAAATATATGTTTATACTAAATGAGCTTCCTTAATTGTACGACAACTTTTGTTGTAAATGAAGATGGTTCTTCTATATTTACAATACATATGGACGATGTCACGACAAAGTGTATGCAAAGTCTTACCCCAGACCCGGAGGATTGGATATGTAACGCAGTACATAACAGGGCACGGATCGAAGGTGAACGTATCTATAAATCCGAACTAGATCGGCACATAGAAGCCGGAACAATGCCCGCAAATCCAACGAAGGAATCCCTCATCTTGGGCTACGAAATCCCAGTCTCAACCTCAACGACTTCAAACATTGCGTAAACAAATCCCGAGCGACTACGTCACTCGTTCTCCAAACCCAACTTAAAAAAATAAACTCTTACTATACTATAAAATGTCTGGTGGTATTGCTCAACTCGTAGCTGTTGGTGCTCAGGACGTCCACCTTGTTGGTCAACCTGAGGTCAGCTTTTTCCGATCTACGTACAAACGTCACACAAACTTCTCCCAAACCGTGGAACGTCAAGTTATCCAGGGTAATGTTTCCAACGGTGGAATGTCCACTGTGCGCTTCGAACGCAAGGGTGATCTCTTAGGGTATGTCTACTTGGTCCCAAATGACGGGACTAAGACCATTGGGTACACTGACGCACAATGGCGCACCAAGATCGCCAAGGTCGAACTCCTCATTGGTGGTCAAGTTGTCGATGAACAAGATTCTACCTTTTCCACGCTCATTGCCCCCACCCTCTTTTCGACGTCCTCGTCGAAGTCCATCAGCGGTGGTCTCAACGGCTCTGGTGTGACTTCCCGATTCTACCCCCTCCGATTCTCGTTCTGTGAGAACTGGCAATCCGCTCTTCCCCTCATCTCCCTCCAGTACCACGACGTAGAACTCCGTGTCACGTGGGGTACCACCGCGGAGACTGATAAGTGGGATGTTTACGCCAACTATGCGTACTTGGATACCCAGGAACGCGAAGTTTTCGCTGGTCAACCACAAAACATGATCATGACCCAAATCCAAAAGGCGATTGCCTCGGGTTCTAAGATCCAGGAGCTCAACTTCAATCACCCAGTGAAGTACTTGGCGTCGGCGGATTCTGCGAATTTGTCTATCCTCGATGACAGTAACAAGCTCAAGCTCCAAATTAACGGTACCGATGTCGCCGACTTCAAGTTTGCGGATCCAAACTTTACGACCGTACCCCTTTACTACCACACGTCGAACGGTGGCAGTAGTACCGCGAAGAAGTTGTTCGTGTACCCATTCTGCCTTGAATCTGGAAAGCTTCAACCCACCGGTTCTCTCAACTTTTCCCGTCTCGACTCCGCCCGTATTATCAGCAGCGCTACAGAATGCACTAAGGATATTTACGCGGTCAACTACAATGTCCTCCGTATCGAGAACGGTATGGGCGGACTTTTATATTCTAACTAATTAATAAATAATGCTTTGGAAAGTAGTTTTCCTCCTCGCCATCGTTTTTGTATTGTCGTACGACCCCAAGTCCAGGACGCTTGAAAAGTTTGTTGGTCAGCCCACACCACCAACCGATCGATCCTGTGAACCTACGCATTACGAAGCCGTGCAATTTGCCCAGAGTCCCTATGAATGTCCTTTACCAGGAAAGGCCAAGATGGGTGTTCTTACTTAAAAACAAGACACCTTATATTAGTATAATGTTAATCATGGATCGCGAGACGATGCTTACCGTTGGTACTATTATTTGTGCACTCGCTGTTATCTTTTTGTTCAGGGAAATGAACAAAACGAAACAGGATATTGACAACTTTAAGAACTTCTCAGAGCATCTCGTGCGTCAGCTTAACGCACCAGCAGTTGAGACCGAGGGGGCCAGAGAAGAACCCCATGAGGAAGGAAAAAGTGAGGAATAAACATATTCACTTATTGTAACTTGCGAATGCGCAATGAAAAAATACAAGGCGATTGCAATACCTGTCAGCTTTGCTGATGATAAGCCCAAATTTCTAACAGTGAGAGATCGACGATTTAAGGATTGGATATTTGTGACGGGTGGGTGCCGGAGACGAGAAATCTTTAATCCTCTCCGGTGTGCCCTCAGAGAGTTAGAAGAAGAGACACGGGGTGTAGTCGCCCTCAAGAGTGGTGAATATACCACGTATAAGTTTACAGTTAAAGAAAGTCCGACCGTCGACCTTGAGTACAATGTATTTGTATTTTTTGTCGACTATAAAAAAAATGACCAACAATTACTCGTTAAAAAGTTTTATGAAGAAAAGCAAAAGACTAACCTAAAGAAGATTCAAAAACAACCAATAAAAAAAACATTTGACGAAAACGATTATATGAGTTTTGATACTCTTGAAGAGTTTAATACACGTAAACGCTGGAAGTTGATTGTTGATAATGTGTTGAAGAATCCAGAATTTTACGCGTGTGTAACTTCACTCAATAGAAAAACATTTTCTATTAAATAGAATGAAGTCAAAGGCTTACATCTTAATGCAGATTGGAGAACTCCTCAGAACGAACAGAGGACTCTGTGACGAAGAAGTGGAAGAATGGCTCAAAGAAAATGAAGAAAAAACAGTGTGTGAACTTCTCACGATTAAGAAGACTATCTCAGAAACCTATGAGTATCCAGATGTATCTTGTACACGTCGGTTTAGAGAATAGACACCATACATTGGTAAGTATTAAATGTTTAAACGTTGGTGTGCATCACAAAATTTTAACAATGCAACCAATCTATCACATGTGCTCATGGACGGTGGAGTCCTTTCCGTGCCTTTTGATAGATTGAATGACTTTTATGAAAAGTATATAGAAGCTGTAAAGTCTGGCGAAAAACTGTTCGTAGTTGAGCAGAAGAGTCCAGTGTATAACTTTTTTGTAGACATCGATTACAAAGATGACAGATCTCTCACACTTGATGAAATCCGCGACATTTGTAAAATCATATGTGATAAAGTGAAGCGACACGGTGGTAAAGAATGTGTGATCTCTGTATCACCACCCAAAAAAGCTGGACAACTCACAAAAACTGGTGTGCATCTCAATTGGCCAAATCTTGCTGTGGACCAGGCGTCGGCACTTGCACTCCGGGAACACATCCTCGTAGCCCTCACCAGAGCCAAAGGGTCTCTCGATTGGAATGAAATCATAGATCTCTCTGTATATGGAAATCTCACACGACGAACCAAGGGGAGTGGTCTCCGAATGCCTTGGTCACATAAATTGGCAAAGCATAACGCATGCAATGGTCAGGGGTGTCCAGAGTGTGATGGGACGGGTAAAAATATTCAAGTCGCCTATCTCCCCATTTTCATATATAAGCACGGACCATTGAGTACATTAATGCGAATCGATCAGCAACCGTGTCTCGATATTCTCAAAATGTCAGCGGTTCGCACCGATGCTCCACAGAATGTCGTGGTGGAACATCCATCTGTTGTGATCAAGGAGGGTACGTTTACAGACGCACAGACAAAGGATGAACTCCACGATGAAGAGTTGAGATCTATGATTGAGGATTTTATTCAGAAAAATATGGAGGGTCAAGGAGGGGCTATAATCACAAAACTCTTTAGACACAAAGATACATATCTCGTATCAACAAACTCAAAGTATTGTGAAAATCTTAAGAGAGCCCATGGCTCAAATCACATTTGGTTTTATATCAGTGGCCGTGTTATTGCACAAAAATGTTTTTGTCGTTGTGAAACCATACGGGGGAGACGTGACGGGTTTTGTAAAGATTTTTATGGACGTAAACATGAACTTCATTCTAAAATTGTGGACAAGTTATATCCCCAAAAGAGTGATATTCAAAAATGTCCAGAGATTAAAAAGTTTGAAGATAAACCAAAAGTCAAACATTTTGATGTGAAACCCAAATTGGAATCATTTATCCAAAGATTTCTTGATGGTCAGAAAGACACACAGGTGATTAGTATCTCTAGGCAGAATAATAATTTCATAGCCCTCACAACCTCAAGTTATTGTGAAAATATCAAAGGTGCACACAACGATGGTATTACAATGTCATATGAAATCAAGAAGAACAAGATTAATCAGAAATGTCCGGAGTGTAAGAAGTCCAATGCGAGAACACATATATTAAGTACAAGTGTTGTCAAGGGGTTGTATCCAAGTTGAAAAAAATAAGCAATACTATCAGAAGATGTCACTTATTCTGATTGGTGCTACTTTATATATGGTATACAAACTTGTTGATGAGATTGAACATAAAGAGCCGATACCACAAGTTGATCCGTTTCACATGTATTCTGGTGTACATCCAGAACTTTACAAGGAATATCTTGACAATATGAAACTGTACAGAGACACACAGTCCAAGGAGTTTCTAAAGAAGGCTATATACAGCCTTGAAGAACTTGCATTATATGCCGAACCGGAATACACTGAAGAAATACATGAAAAGATACTTAAACAAGAGTCTTTATTTATATAAAAATGGTAGATACCAGAACGAGATCTGGACGAATTATTAAAAAGCCCGTCACATTCAAGCCCACTGAAACTGTATTAGAAGACGATTACGCGGAAGACGAACACGACACTGACTTTGATTCTGATATCGACACAGACGATGAGATCTATTCTGGGAGTGAGAGTGAATACGACGACGAAGACGAGGATGAGAATGGCAATTTGGATGGGTTCGTTGTGGATGACGAGAGCGAGGAAGAATAGACTTAAAAAGATCCCGTGCTATATTAAAAAATGGAAACAGATATAGGAAATCCTATTGATTATGATCCATCGATTGATTCATTGAAAGATGATAAGAATGAAGATAATACATATCAACGGGGGGAACAACAGGACCCGTATTATTTTCAACCTCAGATGCCACAACATGATATGATGTATCAGAGTCAACCACAAGCTACTAGTAATGATATATTCGCGAATGTCGAAAAGTCCACTTGGATTATAGCATTCGCGGTATTCTTACTTGGCTTTTTCATGGGGAAAACCATGCAACCAGTCATACTCAGATACACTTGAGTACCCAACAAACGTACCAATCGCACCAACCTTTGGTGGTATGAATCGGTCTGTCACCGGACCTCTATACGTATCTTCTACAAAACCCTTTATAGTACTCACCTCCTCCATTTCCTCTGTTTTGTTTTTTACTTTAAGTTCTGGATTAAAAAACAAAATAAAGAATGCACTAGTCAAAATGACGGTGATTAATATAGTTAACATTTCTTTTTACAATTAGGTTATATTTTATTTCATTTACGCAGACGACACCTCTGGCTCACCTTCTTCTGTGGACTCTTCAATCTTTGCATCCGTGGATGATTCATCGTTGACGATCTGCTCGCGGAACTTGCGACGTTCTTCAATCTCAGCGGCAACAATGGCGTCCGCTTCCTTGACGAGCTCCTCAATTGGGGAGTCCGGCTTTTCCTTTTGGAGACGCTCAAGGACTTCAGCTGGATGACTGACTGGTGGTTCGTCCGGCTTGGTGTAGAACCGAGAGTTGTCATCACCCGGGGTCATGTGAGACGTAGAACTCATCATGCCTTGCTTGCGTTCTTGGAACATGCGAGCTGCTTGGGATTGATTCTCTCTGTATCCAACCATGATTTCTTCGAGCTTTTGGTCAGTGTAGTGAACATCCTCAATCGCAGTTGGATCCGGTGGGATTAACAACCACTTGTACATGTCAACGACGTAGATATCAAACGTGGCATCTTCCTTTTGAAGACGCTTGGCGTGATTCGAGGCTTCATCCTTCGACGCAAAAGCACCGCGGATCTTAATTCCAAACTTATCATTCTTCTGTGGGGCTTCTGGACCAACCACAGAGAGGCACGCGTAGAGTTGACCGGGAACAGTTGTGTAATCTTGTTCGAGAGACATGATATTATACGTTGTATTGCATTTAAAACTTTAAGCCAACTTAAAAGCAAGTATGTACTGTATGTAAATGAGAACATTTTGGGATAAACAATCATGGGCGACCGGGTTGAGTGCACAACGCACAAAGAAAGCAGATCCCGAAAAACTCCCCGATGGTTTTGAATGGTCGACGCATTCGATTGATGCAATTTACACTTTTTTAAAAGAAAACTACGTGTCAGATGACAATTTTAATTTAAGATACACCGTGGATTCCCTGAAATGGGCTATAGAGGTTCCAGGTCATCAAAACATTTGTATAGATGACGCACATACAAAAGAACTAATAGGTCTTATATGTCTGACACCATTAAACCTAAAACTAAACGACGCAGAAGTTAGGGCTGTACAAGTAAACTTTTTGTGCGTACACAAAGAGTATCGAGGTAAGAAAATCGTAGAATATCTGATTACAGAAGCAAAGCGCGTTTCGGAAAATAAAAATAGAAATCAATCGATTGCCACTATACATCATTCAATTCCGGGATCAATTTTAAAGTCATCGTATTGGCATCGTCTCATTAATGTACAAAAACTATCAAAGTGTGGCTTTTATACGACAAACCGACCCAAGGCAAAAGTCTTTGAAATACGGGGTAGATCGTATTTTAGAAAGATGGTATCCAGTGACGTTCCCAAGGTCACACAAATATTGAAAGAGTACTTCAAAAAGTTTAAAATTGCCCCAGTTGTAAACGATTCATGGGTCAGGCATTGGCTTATGCCACGAGATGGTGTGGTGTACTCTTATTTGAATGATGAAACGGGTGAGTTTCTTTCATTTTATAGCATCCCCTATGATACGATTGATAATTCAGAGACTGTGAATCAAGCCTATCTATTTTACATGACGGGTGATAATTTTAATGACGCATTTTTAATTGCGAAAAATGAAGGTTTTGACGTTTTTAACACCTTAGACGTCGCACACAATGAAGATGTGTTAAAAAAACATAGATTTTTACGAGGATCTGGCTACGTGAATTATCATATATTTGACTGGACATTGAATTGTGAAAGTAACATAAATATAATAATCCCATAAACTACAATGGAAGAGATTCGCCGTAACCACAATGACGCGAAGCGTGCGTTGATCCAATATGTGACCCGAGAGGGTGATCAAATATTGGATGTTGGGTGTGGTTTTGGTGGAGATCTTCAAAAATGGCACATGTGTGGGGCAAATATGAGTATGTGTGACCCGGAGCCAAGTGCTCTAGTGGAAGCTCGATCCCGTGCCAAGAATATGCACATGCGTGTCAACTTTTATGAAGGTGACATACACCAATGCCCAAATAGAAAGTTTGATATCGTGTGTTATAACTTTTCACTTCATTATATTTTTGAGACCAGAGATATGTTTTTTAGTGCATTGCGAGAAATTAGAAAGAGGATGAAACCCGGTGGCAAGTTGATTGGTATCATCCCAGATTCTGAAAAGATTATATTCAACACACCCCTCAAGGATGCTATGGGAAACTTCTTTCTCATGAAGACCCATGGAAATGGCGGGTACGGTGAAAAGTTATTTGTAAACCTAGCGGATACCCCATTTTACGCCGATGGCCCTAGATCCGAACCGATTGCATACAAAGACCTTCTCGTGACCCATCTAGAGGAGTTGGGCTTTACCCTAGAATTGTGGGAAGGTCTCGAGGGAAATCCAATATCGGAGTTGTATAGTAAATTTATCTTTGTATATAAGAAATGATTGCATTCATCATATTACTTCTTGTCAACTTATGGATATTGCAATCCTTACGTGAACCTGAAGAACTCACGCAAGTCAAAGAGAAATATCAAGTTCTCAGGGAACATTTGGAAAACACAAAGAATGAAAAGTTCAAGATGTTAACACGGTGCGTTCCAATCACAGGTATTCATCGCATGTCAGGTACGGTTGGCTATAACACAAACAAGGGACATAATATTGTATTGTGCATCAGTGGAACATCAAATCAAATTTTCCATGTCCTCATACACGAGTTGGCTCATTGTACAGTCGATGAATACTCACACTCTGAAGAGTTTTGGAACAACTATGTAGAACTGCGTGACATATGCGTCAATTTGGGTATATACGAGACGATACCAGAACGAACAAAGTTTTGTGGTAAACACATCCAGGATAAATAATCTAGTTGTACTTTAAATGAAAACACCACTTCGTGTTGTGCTCACTGTTATCCTATACTGGCTTGTAATATATGGTGTCACTGTCATTCCACACATGAGTAGTAATTACAACCTCAACTTGGCTTTAATGACGATTGTCATTCCAAACATACTTCGTCTCGTTGTTGGAAGTATTCCACGTCTTGCAGTGGATCGCCTATTTATGATATCGACGAGCATTATCGCGTTTATAATCACATTCTTGGTGAATACGGTGTGGGGTGATACGAAGGATGCGGTCAAGGAATACGGGAGTGACAGGGGCAAGACGCTTAAATTGAGTGCCTTGCTCATGACAGCATTTACTGCAGGGGCTTTGATTACCTATTATACAGGTATCGATAATTCAATCTATAGTAATATGGGTTGGGAATCGAACAATCAGGGCTTCACGATGTAGTCCTTCACGATGTAGAAGGCTACCGCCGCGACTAAACCAGTAGACGCCAAACCAACCATGCTTCTACTCCCTTGTTCGTTAAGGAACTTGGGAATAGAGGTCACTAACTTGTCTTGCACAGGCTTGCTGACAGCAAGAGCCGCAGCTGCACCCGCCACGAGCGCGATCATTTGGTCGTCTGTGAGGTTGAGTGGGTTCTTGCTTTCTGGCTTCTTCGCTTGTGGTTCGGAAACCATGTAACCACCCTGAGGTTGTGGTGCGGTCATTTGTGGCATCATACCCTGCATTCTGGGTTCATCGGTCATCATTGGTGGTTCCATCATAATATCGTGAATGGGGGTAGAGTCCATCGTTTCTTTATTTGAGTTTATATTTTTTTCAGTGTTAACAAACGCTGTTGTATTATTTTGATTTAAGGAAACCATGCCATCTCCGTTGTCTGAAAGATTCATGGTATTTACTTCCGTAGCCATTTAATATATCCATATGTTTTTGAGAAATCTGAGTGACGCACCCCTAGGTGACTCGCGTGAGTCTCACCTACAGCGTGTTCACCAAGGGTCTTGCGCCCTGAAGGAAATACATGCATACCACGAAGATGGCGACCGAATCGCTTAAGGGAATAGTCCATTTTCATAACAACGATGAATGACTATGTGCATCAACCCATGATTACCTATATAGGTAATAAGAGGAAACTCGTCTCCACCATTGAGGACGTCATCAAAAAACTCAATCCAAAGACATGCGTTGATACATTTTCAGGGTCTGGGGTTGTGTCTAGAATGTTACTTACACATTGT